GTCACTGAGCGCCCGTTGAAAGTTGGGGTCCTGCGCGCTCGCGCCGAACGTCTGGTTGAAGTCGTCCCACGAGTTCGCTGGTGTCAGGCGGCTGCTCCAGAACGACCCCCACCCGTCAGGCATCATCGCCATCTCAGTACCTCAGGAACGGGAGGAACCCGCGCAGGTTCTGAAGCAACTGCTGCGAGTAGTCCATGTTCTGTCCGCGCTGTGCGACCTGTCCTTGGTAGCCCGACGTGGACAACCCCATGTCGTTCGCGCGCTGCGTGATGGCGCCCTGATACCCCGTCTTCGCTGCATCCCACTGCCGCTCGTTGTCCGCTGCGGCCGCGTCGAAGAGCGCCTGCGACTGTGTCCCGGCCACGCTGCTGAGGATGTCCGCCTCGTTCTGTGCCTCGATTCCTGAACCGCTCAGGCCGCGCGCGGTCATGTTGTCCCGCAGCCCGCGCAGCGCCGCATTGGCGATCCGAGAGGTCGCGTCCTTGGCCTTCCCGTACGCCGCCGACATATTGACGGTCGGTGCCGCTGGGCCAGAGATCGTCGCCGGGGAGGCGGGCGAGGGTTCACGCGGCTCGTTGGTGCGCAGACTGTTGAGGAGATTCGTCAATTCCCCGATGGTCAGCGCGCCGTCGCCGCCGTCGCCGCCAGCGCCGCTCGTGGTCCCACTGGCGGCTCGGCGCAGCCCGGCGGAGGCGGCGCCCACGCCGCCGCTCGAGATGGTGTGCGTCGTTCCGGTCACCGACTGCGGGTTGTCGGAGTTGTGCTGCAACATGCCCGCGACCGCGTTGGCCCGCTGAGCCGCCTGCAACTGCTCTTGCTGCATCGCCTGCCCGTAGTCCGGCGACCACGGCGTGAAGGCCGGAGTGGGGTTGGCCTGCACCGTGCCCACCCCTGATGCGCCGGTCGTGATCCGAGTCGGCACGTTGCCGGTGGGCAGTTGGTACGGACCCGGCTGAGTGACCGAAACGCCACTGCCCCCGGCGGCAGGCAGCCGAGGCGTCGTCTGCAAGCGCGGGGTGGGGGTGCGGGAGAAGCTCAGTCCGGCGGCCATGTTCCGTCTCCTCTATGCGACAAAGTGTAGCCGGGACTCACCCCGGAGTGTGCATCAGTTCTGGGCAGCCGACCAGTCGTCCACGTAGACCGCCCCCGCAGTGCCGGTGCAATCCACGTAGAACTCCAACACGCCGTTCTCCTCAGCGACAGGTGTCGTCGTGCCGCTCAGTTGCTCCCATGTGTCAATCCCGACCGTCAGGGATGCCATGACCACGTCTCGGTCGATGCCCAGCGCAGGGTTCGCCACGCAGATGAGCCGAGGCGCCACCCCGTTGTAGCTGCCGTCCTTGCGCACGTACGCACTCACCGTCACGGTCTTCCCAGCCGCCACAGAGACGCGCTTTGGCGCCGACGTGAGTCGGAACAGCGGGTCGTCAGACGAGGGCGCCAGCTTCTCGCTCGGTGCGGCTGAGCGGTAGGTGGCCGTCTCGTACGAGATCGTCCCCAGCCGGGGATAGAGCCGCGAGTGGGTGTTCGTGACCTGCCCCGCGCGCTGCTGGGCGATGAGGGACCGGTGCTTCGTCGCGCTCGTCAGCCCCGCGAGGATCGGCGTAGCCGACGCCAGCATCGTGTTGACGCAGGTGATCTTGACCTCGACGGCGCTCAGCGTCGTGTTGGTGCCCAGATCGGCCGTCGTGTGCGCGATGCGGTTCCCCGCCGCCACGCCGAACGTGCAGTTCAGGAAGGTGTATTCGGCCGAGAGGTAGTTGGTCCCGATGTTGACGCCGAGCGCCTGATTCCGCCACGTGGTGCCAGCCAGCACGCAGTTCAAGGCCCGGAGCCAGACCGGGTACGCCCCGGCCAACTGAATCCCGGCCGTGATGTTGCCCAGCAGCAGCACATCGTCAAGCTCGACGCTCTCCGGGAGTGGGCCTAACTCCAGCCCGTACGTGTTGTGGACCAGCGCGCCGCCGCGCATCCGCACCGCGCGCACCCCCAGCGCGGCCAGGTTCAGCCCGACGCCGCACGTGCGGGCGCGCACATCGGTCAGCGACCAGACCGTATCAATGCCCGCTCCGGGGTTGCCCTGCTGCAAGGCATCCGCCCCGGTGCCCGACACGAAGACGCGCGTCAGGGTGATGGTCGCGGCAGCGTTGGCGGCGCTCTGCACGCCGACTTGGTTCGACCCCGTGGTGTCGTGGCAGATGCAGGCATCGCTCATCGTCAGCGTGCCGCCCGCGCAGACGACGCACGCCGTTCCGGCTTGCGTCCACCAGTGCGTGTGCGTCGTCGTCAGGCTGCCCGCTGAGTAGATGAAATTGCCGGTCGTGCTGTTGCGGACGACGCAGTAGTCGAGCGTCACCGTCCCGTTGTTCTCCAGCCCCCGCTTCTGCGTGGTGGACCCGAAGATGTACTGGAGATCGAGCCAGTCGGCGTTCAGGACCCCGAGTTGGCCGACGTGGCAGTACGCGCCCGCCGTCGAGAGCGTCGACCGCAGGTGCAGGTTGCGCGTCAGCAGGAAGACCTCGGCCTGAATCCGGTCGGCGGCCGACCCCAGATGGCCGAACGCGGCTCCGGCGGTTGTCGGGATCGTGTCGGCGGGCGCATCGCCGTCCAGCGTCAGGGCCTCCCCCTCCGTCTTGGTCGCGCCCGTGGGCGTCACGACGATCTCGTCGCCGTCGAGCCAGCCCGTGTCAGTGTCGACGGTCAGCGACGTGCCCGTGGCCGACAGATCCGCCGTCAACAGCGCGTAGGTGACGTCCTTCTCGTCGGTGCGCGACTCCCCGTGGAAGGTGGCCGTGCCGAAGACGAGCAGGCCGAAGTTGCCGGTGGACGCGCAGTCGAACTCCAGCACCGCTGTGGACGAACGCGGGACGGGGGTGCCGGGCGTGCCCATCGTGAGCGTGCCGCCCACGTGGACCGCCACCACCCCCGACACGCGCAAGACGTAGTTGGTGGCCGCCGTGGTCTGGTACGCGAGCGTGCTGCCGTCGCCGATGCCCACCGACGGCAAGACTTGGTCGCCACCGCCGTAGTCGGTGGCTGCCGTCGAATCCATCGTGACGACGTGCGGCGTGGGCGTCAGGGGACCGGACCACTCCGTCACGACGAACAGGGAGTCCCCAGCAGCGGGCGCCCCGGTCGTCGTCGTCCGCAGCATCCGGCTCCAGTTGTTTGCCGTCGCGTTGCGGAACAGGTTGACCTGCGACGCCACGGAGGTCGACGCCTCGACGCGGTACGCCGACCCGGCCAACAGCGTCACGGGCGCGGCGAACTTGAAAAACACCCAGCCAATCGGGTTGGCCTGCACTGCGCTGCTGGGGCTGATCGGGCTGTAGGGGAGGTCGCTGACATTCAGCGAGACTTCGGTGCCTGCGACCACGCCCGCCGTCGCCGTCGTCTTGTAGAGCCGGACGGAGATCGTGCCAGAGGAGACCTCGACGCGCGAGGCGACCTTCAGCGCGATGCCGTCAATCTCGATGGCGCCGGGCGTGAACGTCGCCGACGCGAGGAAGCTCGTTGACAGGACCGTGTTGCCTGCCTGTGAGTCGAGCAGGCTCGTCGCGTCGACGGCGCCCCACGTGGCTGCGGCGGTGAAGTTACCGTCCGCTCTCGCGATGCGATACGCCATCGCCGATCACCTCCAACGTCTCCGTGTCGTCGTTGTAGCGGTAGTCGAGCGCGGTCGTCAGACCCGCCTCGTCCATCACGGCGCGCAGTGATGCCGCAACCCTGTCAGCCTCGGCGTGCAGCGCCGCGACACGAAGCCCCAAGGCTCGGATCTTCCAGTACTGGGCCGAGGTGACCCGCTTCTCCACGACCTCACCGACCGTTCGGTGTCCCATGATCCAGTGCCTCCACCCGTGCGGCCAGTTGCTGCACGGCCACCGTCAGCAACGTCACCATCGCCCCAAGGTCCCGGCCGGGGACGGTCCGTACGCGATCTCCCGGCTCCGTGACCGTGATCTCCCGCCGCGCAAAGGTGGGCAGCGTGGCGTGGTCGATCTCCCCGTCGCGGGACCGCACCGTCTTGAGGAGGCTGAGCGCATCGCCCTCGAAGCCGCGCGTCCGGTCGGTGAACGAGAGCGCCGAGCAGTCGTTCAGCACCCAGAGGTTGCCCGCGTTGTCGAGGGTCATCTCCTCGGTGGGGGACCCGGTCCCGCTGCGCTGCGCGAAGCGGAAGGTGCCGTTGTTGGTGTCGAACCGAATCCATGCCGCCCGTGCGCCCGACGGGACCGTCAGCGTCGTTGCCGCGTAGGTCCCCGAGACGCGGCCGTTGAAGACGATGAAGTTGTCGACGTAGCTAGAGTCGTAGATGCCCGAGAACCCGATGAACCAGTTGCTGTTCGCGCCTTGCCCCTCGAAGAACTGGTACGCCGTATTGACGCCGGGGGCGCGCGTCACCAACACGCCACCCTCGCTGACGTGCAGGGAGTCGCTGGGCGTCGTGATGTTGATGCCCAGCCGTCCGTTGCTCTCGAAAACGAGGTGCTTGGACGAATCGACGCGCACGTGCAGCATCCCGGCAGGCGACGGGGGGTTGCCCGCGTAGAGCGCCGTCGTGGCGTTGATGGTGCCGGGGGTCGTGACGTTGCCCGACGCGGCGGTGACGAGGAACTTGGTGCCGCTGTCGGCGACGTTCAGGTTGCCTCGGAACGACCACGCCCCCGTGATCTCTTCGTCGGCCGCTGCCCGGCAGCGCGTGGACCACACGAGGTCAGTGCCGTCGCTGGCGAGCACGTACCCCGACGCCCCAATCCCGAAGCGCTGCCACGCGGGCGAGGCGCCTTGCCCCACGATTAGGTCACCCCGCAACACGGAGTTCTCGATCACGTCCGTGTGCGTCGTGGAGAGCAGGGTGTGGGACGACGACGACGAGACGCTGGTCGCAACCAACTGAAACATCGACAGCCACGACAGACCCGGGTCGATGCCCAGCAGGTTCAGTGGCGACCCGGTATCCTGCCGCACGAACAACTCGATGTAGTCGCCTTCCTCCAAGAAGACAGTCGTCGTGCAGGTGAAGGAGAGTCCCAGCCCACCATCGTCGCCGTTCGCCTCAGCGACCGCGATGCGCGAGCCGTTGCGGTAGATCCAGACAGCCTTCCGGCCGCTGCTCGACGTGTCCCATGACCCCTGCGCGATGATGACGTAGGTGCCCGCCAGATCCGCAGGAACCGTCAGTCGTGAGTTGTTCGTGACGAGGTCGTGGAAGGCGTCGGTGTCGAACTCCTCCAGATCGAAGGTCACGCGCGTGCCGCCATACAGGGGGTCCAGCCCATTGGCCCCTGTGGCGATGGACTGATGCGCGCTCTTGTACGCCTTGACGCGCGGCACCGACGAGATGACCGCCTCCGCGACTGGTCCCCACTCCGGTTCGTTTCCGTTCGAGCGCAGGACGTAGCTACGCTGGCCGAGGCCGAGGCGCCGCCACTTCACGCCGGTCGACAGTTCGCTGAACGGTTCACCTGCCGACCAGTACGCCTGCCCAGCGCCCCCATCGACGGATACCGGCAACTCTCCCAACGGCTCGCCAGCCAGCCAGAATTGCTGCGCCCCAGCGCCCGCGAGCGTCGCGGCCACGATGTCGCCCCGCACCGGTTCGGCGGGGTCGCTGTCAGTGTGCTGCTCGCTCAGGAGGGCGTGGTCGCCGCCGCCCTGCGCCCAGACGACCCCTTCTGGCGCACTGGAATCCGCCGTCAGCACGTAGCCATCCGCGCCCACGGCGACGCGCACATTGTGCGATCCGTCGTGCGCCAGCACGTCGCCCTTCGTGGTCAGGGGAGATAGCGCGTCGAAGGCTTCGACGGCGGTCGTCTCTCCGGTGCCGCCGTTGGCAATCGGCAGGACGCCGGACACATGCGTCGTCAGCGCCACCTTCCCGTAGACCGGGCGTTGCTTGATGCCTGCGGAGAGCAGCACGTTCCCGGCCGCGACGGCAGCTAGCCCAGCGATGCTGGTCGGGGACTCCGCGACGAGGAGATCGCCCTTCTGGTACTCAGCCAGCCCGGTGCCGCCTCGCGCCACAGGCAGCACGCCTTCCGACGACACGCCCAGCGCCCGGAACAGGACATCGAAGTTGAAGTCGATGTCCTCCACCGTCTTCTGCGAGACGGGCCACTGGATCGTGTGCGGCTTGACGACGGTGCTCACGGCGTCGGCGTCCAGTTCGGGTTGAAGTGCGGGCCATAGACCCCGCGCCTGACGTTGTACGGCGGCAGATGGCCCTGTTGCGCGGCTGCTCCTCGCACCAGTTGGCGGATCGCGTCGAGTGCACGCCGTGCCTGATCGGGCCGCCCAGCGGCTTGGTTGTAGGCTGCGGAGAAGAACGGCCGGAGCGCCGGGTCCATCGCCGCGTTCGGGAGCTTGCTGCGGAGCAGGCCCGCCAGCATCTCGTCGTACTTCGGGTCCACCCCACGGAACTGGCGCGCGAGCCGCCGCCACGTTTGCGCCTCGGTGGCCATCTCGTAGGGGTTCAGGTCGTAGCTCGCGAGTACGTTCGACGCGTTGTAGAGCTTCGCCATCCCACGCGGGTCCGCCAAGATCTGCGGAACGTGACCGAGTTCGTGCCAGAGCACGCGTTGGATGTCCATGTCGGACATCTTCTCGACCTCGGGGGAGATCATCATCCGCAGCGGGGGCCGCCCCGAGTCGATGATCGCTTGAAGCCCGCCGCCACCGGGCGCTGTCTCCCGCACGAACTCTGGCGTGCCCTGCACCCACGCGTCAGCGTTCGCGAATTCGGGGTTCGCGGCCTGCGCCGCCTGCACTTCTTTCCCCGTGGTGATGCTGTCGAAGTGGGACGCGAGTCGCGGGTAGTTCGGGAGCGCCTCTTGCACCCACGAGGCCACGCGCGGGTACTCGTGCGACACCGGGGCGCCGTAGTCCTGTAGGAGCAGCGCCCGACGTAAACCAGGCAGCGGCCGCCTCCGCATCAGCGTCACCGCTGGCGTCGCCGCTGGGTTGACCATCCCCATTGCGTCTTCGGCGGGGTCGCTGGACTGCATCAGGGCCGCTGCTGCTCGAAGCCCTTGCCCCCACGGCGTTTCCGTGAAGTCGTCCCAGAGGCCGCGCGCCCGCTCCACCAGCGTTGGCGCACGCATCGTGGGCGTCGAGCGCTGGGAGGCTGGAACCTTCGCGACCTCCGCGTCTCGCTGCGCCGCCCGCTGTGCTGGCGTCTGATAGACCGGCACACCTGCCCCCTCTTCCTACTTGACGTACTCCTCGACCGAGCCGAACCCGTCGACGCGGTAGTGGAAGTCCACTTCCAGCAACTGCGCGACGCCCGTAAAGGTGTCAAGGGCGTCGCCGTCGGCAGCCAGAATCAAAGTGCGCGGCGCGTTGAGGCGTAGCACATCCCCCATCATCGTCTCCCGAGTTCGTGGAACGGAATCTCGTACCCGTAGATCTCAACGCGCTGACCGCTCTCGCCATTCTGGAACCGCAACTGCACGAACCGCCCCGTCCCGAGACGCCGATGGCGCCGACGCCCCACGCCGCTCAGGACGTGAGCGATGGCGGCACCTGCGGAGGCGTCGAGGTCGCCCACGCTCGGCGTGACCACCAGTGTCCCTGCCGACTCCTCACGCGCGATCACCGCCAACTCGCCGAAATACTTGTCGATGTCCGGCGTGTCCATTGAGTGAAACGCGGTCTGCACGTCGAGGGCGATGGCCGTCGCGTCGTCGTTGAACGTGCCCGCGTTCTGTCGGTACAGATACCCATCCGATGAGGCCAGCATCGGGACCGGGATGTCGTTCGCGTCGTTCATCAGGCCGCCGAAGGTCGGCGTGAAGGCGTCCGTCTTGTGCGGCCCGAGCCAGAACCCGCGTCTGATGTCGTAGGACACCCAGCGGTCGATTGCCGACGACCCCGCCGCCGCCAGATGCAGTTCGATGGTGTCGAACAGGGGGTTCCACTTCGCGAAGGCGGAACCGAACAGGGCGCGGTTGAAGTAGGTGTCGGTCGTGAACCACGGGTGCACGGTGTCGTGCGTGAGGGACTTCACGCCCTCCGGCCCCCATTCGTAGAACCCATCTTCGCCGAGGAAGTACCCGCGATCCCGCACCACGATGGCCGCGTCGGAAGAGACGCCGCCCACGCCTTCGGCGACCTTGATCAACTGGTAGTCGTCGGGGCTGTTCCCGATGACCTTCCACAGCGCCCGGCGCTTGGTGATGCCCAACTCGTCGCGGCGCGCCATGAACCCGGTCACGCCGTACTCATCCTCCCCCACCGGCTTGATCGCGAGGACGTTGTTGCCGTTCCAACCCCAGACCTTGCGGTTGCCAGAGAAGTAGACGAAGTCGCGCGAGGCATTGGTGTCGCCCGCACCCCACAGACGGTCTTTCCACGACGTGATCAGGCGCAGGCGGTCGGTGTCGTCCGTCCCCGGCGGGTTGCCGAGATCGTTGACCGCGCTCACGAGCGCGAGGTCGTAGTCGCTGGTGGCGTCCGTCGCCGTGGTCGCGGTGTTGTCGTCAATCTCGCCCGCGAGGTAGTACTCGCTGCCGCCGTTGGTGGTGCGGTAGATGCGCCGACAGTTGACGCCCGAGGTGGGCGACACCGTCACGTTCGACAGATCCGCCTGCTGGCTCGACAGCGTGAGCGGGTCGGAGACGGGCGAGAACGGCGACTCGCAGATCACCACGCCGCCAGCCTTGATGGCGTACGTGAAGACCCACCGGTACTCCCCGTCGAGGTCGCCTGCCGCGCCCGCCGCCGCCGTCAGGGCGGCCGCTGGGGCGGCGATGTTCAGGAGGCTGGCTGAGAGGTCGGCCGCGTCGAACTTGATGTTGCGGGAGACGGCGTTGGTCACGATGATCCAGCGGTCGAGCAGCGCGAAGCGCGCCCGGCGCGTGGAGACGAGCGTCACGCCGCCCGGCAGGCTCAGCGTGTAGAACGACCCAGAGGTCGACACCTTCTGGAGGGCCGTGCCTGCGTGCATCAAGTAGAAGGGCATCAGACAATCCCCAGACGCGCGCCGACCGCCGCAGGGCCGCTGAACACCACCGACCACGCGCCACCGACAGCACGCCGAAGCACGCGGGCATCTGTCCCGCCGTCCTCGAAGCCCGCCGCGTACATGTACCCGTTGTAGACGGCCAGCGGATAGACCCGCGCCGTGTGCGTGGTCGCGATGTCTTCGTCCAGCGCGAAGGACGACCCGTCGTACGACACCACCTTGTTCCCCGTCACGTCATCCCACGAGAAGAAGAGCTTCCCGTCGAACTCGGCGACGGAGTAGAAGTCCCCGCCTTCGTACCCCGCTGGGGTGATGTCCGTCCACGTCGTGCCGTCGAACTTCACGATGCCGTGGGGGTCCGTTGCGTCGGCAGGGCCGCAGAAGTAGAGGGACCCATTCCAGAAGATTGCGTCGTAGAACTCCGTGGGGTCGTTGGCGGGCGTGAAGGTCGTCGCGACCTCCCACGCCGAGCCGTCCCACGTGAAGATCTGGCTGGCCCCGTTCCCCGCCACGGGCGCGGAGGCGAAGTACAGCTTGCCGCCCCACTCCACCCACGCAGGCGAAAGGCCCAGCCACTCTGCCGACCGCTGGGCGAGCAGCGCCCACGCTGCCCCTGTCCATTGGTAGAGGCCGAACGTGTAGGTGCTCCCGGCGAGAGCGTCCGTCACCGCGCAGAGCACCTCTCCGCGATAGAGCATCGGCCCTGTCACCAACACCGACGTAGCGAATGTCGACGCCACTGGCGTCAATTCGGTCACCGTGTCGCCGTCGAACTTCGTGATCGGGCCACCGTTGTCGCCCGGCCCGTAGTAGAACGCGCCATCGAGCGTCGGATGACGCGTGCGGAAGTTCGAGTTCGCCACGTAGGGGTAGAACGTGGGGTCCACGAGCGTCCACGTCGTGCCGTCCGGCGATCCGTAGATCTCGTCGATGGCGCTGAGCAGAAACAGGTGCGCCCCCGTCGTCACGCGCTCAACGATGGGGTCGTACAGCGGAATGTTGGTGAGCGCGAGGATGGACCCGGCCGCTGCCGTGGTGTTGAGCTTCGTCATGCCCCGGCGCTTGCCGAGACTGCCCTGACCGCTCGGGATCGGCAGTTCAGCGTTCTGCGCGAGGAGCAACGCGCCGTTTTCGACGTGGATCGGGCTACTTACGAGGTCGATCCCCTTGGAACCGAGCGCGTACTGGTCGAGTTTGCCGGGCATCTCATTTTCCGCCTCGAATCGGCCGCCACTGGTGCGTTCTGGCGTCCAATCGGTGCTGATCCGCCGGAGAATCGGGCGCCCGCCGCTCCGCGAGCGAAGGACTCGTCGCCGACGCCCCGGCGGGCGCCTGTGCTTGCGCGCTCTGGGCGTTTCTCAGCCCACTGAGCATCGCCATCAGCACGGTCGGCGTGTAGATCGGCCGCATCACTGCCTGCCGGACATGCTTTGCTGCGTGATCGGCAGCCACTGACGCTTGACTTCGTCCCAGTAGAACTTCCCGGTCTTGTCGAGCTTCCGGGCCTTGCCTGTGCCGGTCCTCGAGACGGTGCCGGACCCCTGCCCGGCCTCGATCCCGCGTCCGGAGGCCCGCGCAAGCCCCGCCAGCCCGCCGCCAGCGGGCGCAGCGGGCGCAGGCGGGGCTGCGGGCGCCGCTGTCTGCGCCTGCGCGCCCTGTGCGCTCTTCAGCCCGTTGAGCATCATCCACAGCACCGTGGGGTCGAACGGCATGACTACTCCCAGTACGCCTCGAAGAGCGCCTCCGCCACCTGATCGTCGGCCACCTGCCGTGGCGTGAGGCGCGTCAGGAGGTTTCCCTTCTCCGTGGCATAGATCGAGAGCCATGAAGCGTCCGGAGCGCGGTCCTCCCGCTCTTTCGCGCGGGCGTACGCCACGATCCACGCCTTCACGGCGTTGTCCGACTCGCCGCCGATGGGATTGTCGCTTGCGCCCGTGAGCGCCCCCAGCGTCGGCACGTACACGAGCCGCAATGGCAGTGCGGTGGTGAGCTTCGGCGCCACGTAGATGGCGGGAGCACCGACCGGAGCGCCTGCGTTCACCACGTCCCAGTACAGCACGGCGCCTTCTGGGCTGATCGCTTCGGTGCCGCGCGCTCGCAGGAAGTCCGCGTGCGTGTAGGGGCGGTGCATGAACACGCAGTTCACCGCCCCGCTGAATAGGTCGCGCGGCTCAATGGCGTGAATCCTGAACACGTCAGCGGGCACGCCCGACACCGCGAACGTGCCCGCTGGCAGCGAGACGTTCGTCTCATCCACCGTCAGGAAGTGGTTCTGGTAGAGATCGTTGATCGCGCCCCAGAGGTCCTTGATGCCCAGCACGGCGTGATCGGTCAGTTCGGCGTCCGTCCAGAACGACGCCGTTGCCTCGATCAGGTGCACCCGTGCCTGCGCCACCAGCGCCGCAATCGTCGTCGCCACGGTCGCCTCCTACAGGCCCGAAGGCACGAGCGGAGCCGTCTGCTTCCAGTACCCCTCGACGTGCACACGCCCCGCCAGCCCGGCGGCTGACAGCACCATGTCGAGTTGCTTCGCCTCGGTCAAGCCCGTGCCGTCCTCCCCGAACTCGAACACGATGGGACCCAGTCCGGGTGACGCCTTCGTCTTAGCGATGGGGACCGGTGTCGAAGCGTTGTCCTGAAACGTCAGGGTCTGGGCTGCGTCGGTGGTGATGGACGCGACGATCTTGGTCACGAAAATGGTGAAGCCAGTTTTCAGTGCGGCCAGCGTCGCCGTGCCCGTGTCGGTCGCCAACATCTGCGCATCGACGGAGAACGGCTGATAGGTCCCGCGTGGCCCCGGCCCCGGCTGCACGACGCGCGAAGTCACGATAACAGCCATGCGCTACCCCTTACCGGCCAGCGGAGTGGACCCGGTAGCAGACCCGGTACCGGATGACGGTGTCGGCGCCTGCGTTGCCCGCGTACTCGCCGTCCCCCGTGTTGTGCAGCACGAGCGCCTTGCCGTCGCACGCCGTCTTGGCCGAGATGGCGTCGATCTTCGGCAGCGCGTTGGTCATGGTGTCGGCCGTGGCGTCGATGAACCCCGTAGCCTCGATGGTCTGCGAGACGATGGTCCCGCTGCCGTCGTTGAACCTGACCGCCATGTTGTCGGCTGACTCCGTCAGCGCGTTGCTGCCGTAGTCGAGGAACAACTGCAAGCTGATGAACTCCAGCACCTTCCCGCCATCAGGCGCGGCGACGAGCGTCTTGGGGGCCGCGCGCAGCGCCTTGATCTCGGCGTTTGTGATGGTGCCGTACTCGTACCGGAGCAGGTTCTCGGTGTGGATCCCGTCCTGCAACCACGGCAGGTGCCGCATCGCGCCGTCCGGGTCGCGGTACGCCAGTTCGGAGTACTGGTCGTCGTGGATGAGGGGCACGCTGTTCTGCCGCACTTCCGGCACGGAGGCAGCGGACGCGGTACTGGCTCTGGCAATACGATTGACAGGCATGGGCTGAACCTCAGTCTCGCTGGTGCCTGTGATGGTCCGTCACGGGCGAGACAAGACCGTGACAGAAACGGCCGGGAGGGGGGTGGGAAGGGGCGCGGGAACCCCCTCCCGGCCGACGCGCGGAGCGCGCGCGCGTTACGGGGCGCCGACGATCACGAAACCGCTGGTGGCATCCCCGGCCGCCGTGCCGGTGCCGCCCGACGCCGTGGTGTTGCCCTGCATCGTGATCCCGTTGGCGGCCGCGAGTCCGTCGTAGGACATCAGGAGTTCGGTCGCGCCTGCCGCGACCTTGTTGCACCACGTCGGGTCAGCGTCCGAACTGGCCGAGGCGTGGTCAGTCATCTTGACGAACGACGCGTTGCTGGCGTCAGAGGGCGACGCGACGAAGAGCGCGTGGACCTTGCAGGCCGCGTCGGCGATGACCGTGTCCGTGTCGGCCAGTGCCGAGAAGAACACGATCTGGAGGTCCGCGTTGCCCTTGTGCTGTGCCCAGTAGGAGAAGAACGACTTGAGGGCCGCCTGCACTTTGGCCTTGCGCGTCTCGGCGTACGCGCGCTGCCGGACGAGGTTCGCATCACTCAGGGAGAGAGCCATCTGCGTGTCTCCATTGACGTGGGACGGGTGCCCCCGAAAGCCACGTCGCTGATCGCAGCGATCACCGGAGTGGCGACGCTGGCTGCGACAGCGTCACCATTTCCCCCGCCCGGCGCTTCAGCGCCTCGTAGGAACTCACCGCCCGTTGCGTCGCCTCGTCGCGTAGCTCGCGCTCGCGCTTCGCGGCCGCCTCGGACTCCATCGCTTCCAGCCGGTCGGCGGCTTTCGCGCCGCCTCCGACCGCCCACGTGTCGTGGTCGCGGAGCCACTGGAAGAAGCTCTCGTCCCAGCGGACCCACGGGACCAGACTCGTCACTGGCACCACCCCGAGTGCCCCGAACCGCGCCGTCTCCCCCTCCAACTGGATCGGCTTCAGCGCCGCCGCCGCCCTCGAGCGGCGCGCGACGCGGTACACGCACTCGGTCAGGCCCGGCAGGACCACGAGGTCCTTGTCGATGTCGTGGAGCCGCCGCAGCCACCACTCCGGTGGCGGCAGCATGTTCCACGGGTTCTTGTCGCCCACCCAGTTAGTCACGCTGGAACACCACGTCGCCGACCGGCATCTGGGACTCGGTCGCTACGCGCGCTGGACGCTGGGCGCGGCCTTTGATGACCTCCGCCTTGCGGGCCTCGACGCTCATCAGCGCCGACCGATCCAACCGCTCCACCGACGAAGACTGTTCGATGGGCGAGCAATCATGCTTCCACTCCCGCACGCCCACGAGCATCTCGTAGTCGCGGGGGTTGTACGGATCCTCGGTGCCGAATCTGGGGTGCTGACGGCACGCCAGTTCGGCGACGAACCGGGGGACCTTCTGCTCCTCGTGTGGCTTCAGCACGAGCGTGGCCCCGTCTGCGCGCACCTCCAGCGTGGTGCTGGTGCGGTTGACGAGGGTCACGAGATCGTTCCACGCAAACGACATACACACGTCCTTTCAGGGGGCGCTCAGCCCTGTTCGCCGAGCGCCCCCTGAGAGGGACTACTCGGCGCGAACGACGACGAGCGACTGACCGGTGATGCCGTCCAGACGCGCGTTGTAGCCGGGGTACCGCAGGTGGTACTGCTTCCGCATCCGGTACCACGCCTCGAACGAGTCGCGGCCGGTCGAGCCGGACCCGACGCGCACCAGCACCGACCCGTCCTCGTCCACCCACTTGCCCGGCTCCGACTCGTAGCAGATCCAGCCCGAGTTCGGCTTGTCCACGAGCATCATCACGTCGAGCGGGAAGTCCCGCATCACGCGGATGGGGATCTCGCCGATGGTGACGTCGCCCTGCTTCATGGCGGCGGTGCCGCCGTCCGGGCGCTGAAGGTTGCTGCCCGAGTAGCGGCGGTCCGCTTCGAGCAACTGGAGGTAGACGCGGCGCACCGAGTGGTGGCAGACGATGTCGGAGATGCGCGCGTTCAACTTCTGGTCGAGGATGTCCGACACCTGCTGGAGCAGGTCGATGGACATGGCCCCGGTCGACGCCTTGACGTACGACTGGAAGTTGCCGAACAGCGAGCGGTCCACGCCGCAGTAGTTCGTGCGGTAGGTGCCGTCGTCCACCAGCGCCATCAGACCCCAGAACGCGTGCTCGTACGACGTGTCGGGGATGTCGGTGACGCTGGCGTTGGCCGCCTGCACGACGAAGTCGTTGTCGGCGACCGTCGCGTCCACGACCGCGTCGAGGGTGATGGTCGAGCCGTCAGCGGCGACGGCCGTGACCTTGCGGATCCCGGTTCGCAACTGGCCGGTCGCCGGGTTCACAAACCCGACGTACATCCCGACCTGCACGAACCGGTTACCGAAGTTGTCGTTGGTGATGCCGCCGGGCGCGTCGACGCCGAGCGTGGTCGCCCCGTTCGGCGTGGCGTCGTCCACGAGGCAGAGCAGACCTCGCCCGTCCGTGGAGAGGGCGTACTCCTCCTTGCGGGCGATGTCGTTCACGATGCCCTGCATCTCGTCGCGCTTGGCCTGCTTCCACGCGCCCTTGCTCGACATGGAGTCGGCCAGCGCCTCCCACGTCGTCCGGATGCGCGCCATCAGCTTGCGCTGCCCGACGCGCACCTGCACGTGGCCCTGCGCCCCGGCGTCGGCGAACGCCGAGTCCTCGCCGACGAACATCGGGCTGATGTTGCGGGAGATGTGCGCGGTGTAGACGATCTCGCGGCCGCCGAACGGCGCCTTCTCGAAGCGGAACAGATCCTTCAGGGGGTTCTTGTTGTTGACCTGTTCGGAGACGAAGTCCTCGTAGTAGTCCTTGAGGATCCCGTCGATCTGCTGCGTGTTGATTCCTGCCATGACCGAACCTCAGTCGCCCTGTGCGAACAGGGCGGCAAAGGCCGCGTCGTGCAGTTCGTCCTCCGTCTTGGGCTTCGCGGGGCCACGCGTGGGGGGCGGGGTCGTTGGACCGGACTGGGGCAGCCGGGCCATCTGCTTTCCGCGCTGTTCGAGCGTGACGGCGGCGCTTCGACGGACTGGATCGAGCACGTGCGACCGCATCGTGGTCCAGAAGTCCGTCACCAGATTGGGGTCCCGCTGGAGGTAGCGTCGCTGGACCTGCGCGTCACTCTCCACCCAGTTGATGAACGCGGTCTGAAAGAACCCGCGCGCGGCTGGAGAGATCTTGTCGCCGTACACCGAGGTGATCTGCCCGTCGAGCGAACGCAGGAAGTCGCTGCCGACCTGCGTCCAGTAATGCTCGGTCTGGGCGCTCATGCTGGGCGCCTGCTGGAGCAACCCCTCGATGTCCTTCGCGCGCTCGGCGAGCGCCGCTAGCTCGGGGAACACCCGAGCGAACTGCTCGCGAATACGCACGTTGGGGTCCGTGCCGGGCTGCGTCTGGGGCTGGCCCTGCGGCTGGCCCTGCATCGACGCGATGCGAGCGTTGAGCGCCTGAATGGTCTGCGCCGCCTGCTCGTACGCCCGTTCGACCGCTTGCCTCCGCTCGGTTTCCTGTCTGAGACGGAAGCTGGGGACGCTGGCCGGTGCAGACGACTGGTCATCGACGGATGTCGCTCCGTCCTGCGGGTCGGATGACTGGCCGGTGTCGTCTGCCCCCTGTGGCGAGGAGGGGTCGATGTCGCCGTCGTAGATGTCGCTCATGTCGTGGACCGGTGTGTCTCGGGGTCCGGCTCCCCGTCGCAACGCTTCGCCGTCACTTTACGCAACAAAGGGGGTAGATGCAAGGGGTAACACCGCTCGCAACTCAGCACTTCGCGTGTCACGGGGGGGGCCATGCCGAACTCTGGCAGTGGTCGCTGGCACCCCACGCACCACACCATGTCTCACTCCGGCCCGCGATTGTCGGCCCGTTGGCCGCTTCCATGCGGCTCGTTGGTGTCGCCCGATTCGTTGTTCGAGTTCTGCATCGCGCGGCCGCCGGGGGTCTGTTTCTGCGGCGGCGCGGCGGCGGCCGCTGCCGCTGCGGCGGCCTGCTGCATCGCCTGCTCGTGCTGGTCGAGGTGGATCTGCACGACCTGCTCGAGTGCCGGGTACCGCTCGAAGAGCACGCGCGCCGAGTCGCTGTTGGCCCACTTCCGATGTTCGGCGAAGTGCACCTCGTGTCGGTGGTACTTCCGGTACTTCAACGGCGTGAGATCCGGCAGTGTGGGCGGCGGCGGCAGTGCCTGCGTCGGCATCCCGAAGCTCGACGCTATGGCGTTCTGCTGGTTGATGGCGTCGGCCGTCTGCTGGTACAGCGCCTGCGCCTGCTGGAACTGCATCAGCGCTTGTTCCAGCATCGGGAGGACCTGCGCCTCGAAGCCCGGCGACCCGATCATGGCCTCGAACATATCCTGCTCGCCCAACGCCGACTTCACGTCGGTGTCGAGCGAGGGCATCAGATCCTGCAACCCGAAGTGGGTCATGATCGCGTAGGTCTGCTCGGGGTCCTGCGGCGCGATCAGGCGGAGATTGTTCGCCTGCTCGATAGCCGCACGCTTCCCGAGGTTCGTCTTCGGCGCCTGCGACCCGTCCTCCACGCGAATCTGCACCGCCCCCTGTAGGTCGGCCTTCTGGAAGTGGCGGAAGGTGAAGCCTTGGTTGGGCTTCGTGATCGAGATCATCCGCTCTGATGGCCCGAACTGGCGCTCTAGTTCGATGGCGTGCAGGTACCACTTCCGGTACGCCTCTCCGCGCTCGTTGAACACGGTCGCGAAGCGGGACTGGCTGCGCTCCACGAGCAACTGCATCGTGGAGAAGGCTTCCACCCCGCTCGGTTTGGCGCCCTTGGTGACATCGAACGTCCCCGACAGGACCTCGATGTCCTGTAGGTATTGCTCACGAAGCTGGAACAGCGTGGGCGGGACGTTCTCGCCCCCCAGCCGTTCGGGTTTGGCGATGCCGCCGATGGAGAGGGGCGTGTACTTGACGACGACGCCCGGCTCCCCCGTGAACTGCTTCACCTCCGTGCCCTTCGGTTCGAGCCACACCGGGTTCGCCACGCGCTGCACGATCATCTGGATGAGCGAGTCGAGTTGGTTGATCTGGTCGTTCTTCTGGATGATCGGATCGAGCGGGCCGCCTGCCCAGAGGCGGCTGCCGAACGGCTTGAAGCGGATGTGGATGAACGGGAACACCGCTTCACCGCGCTGCGTCCAGAACGGCAGAGGTCCAGGTACTCCGCTCTCGCGCAGGATGGACGCGTTGGTGCGCTGGTCCCGGGAGTCCCGGGAGGTGCAGGTGGCGCAGTCGCACCCGATCATGGGCACGCCGACCGAAGTGCCAGTGCCCAGAAAGACGATCTTCACCTGGGTCCGATTCGAAGCCAGTGCTGGATCGCGGGCGAGAACTTGACCACCACCGGGCAGAAGACGACGCTGACCATGGTCATCAGCTTGATCAGGATGTTGAGGCTCGG